GAGCGACCTTCAGAAGAAAAAGTAGTTTAACTCCCCCCTTAACTACCGAATACTTGCATATTGACGAAAACAGGGTCCTGCGCTAATTTTATCTAGTGGTGAATCCCCCTCAGCGGCGGGGCGAACTGGTCAAAATGCAGTATGCTCGCGTATCTCAGGACTAGCAAAGATACACCGGGAGGCACCCGGCACCACATCTTATTATGATAAGGTTATTTATTCTTAAGTGGTTTGTCTGGATATTTATCTTAAAACCGTCAGGCCGTATTTAAAAAAAACGGGATTATCGACATCGAATATCCCGTCAAAATTACGCATCGATAATATCCATTATCTTGCTGATGGAATATACGCGACTAGCCATAAACAACAATCAATTAATTTTTTTGTATTGCGAAATGTAAAATAGCAAGCAAATTATTAATCCTGCTATATTATTCAAAAATAGCCTGTTTTTAACCCTTTTTTATTTGGGCAGGGCAGCTCCTCAACGCCGCGCCAGAAACGGAGATGATCAAACAGACGATAGCGGCAATCTTTTTACATCAGCCTTATGTTTTGTTGTATGAAAAGCGTTTCAGGTCAAAGTCGATAACAGCACGCTAATCACGGAAAATGCCGCACCGGCCATTACGGATAAGTTCTCCACGCTGTACGGCTGTACGGATGTATTTCTCCGCAGTCGTGCGATGCAGATCGAACATCGCAACGACGTCATTTGTCGTGATGCGTCCATGCTCCTTCACCAACTCGATGATCCTCGTGATGATTTGAGCCCGCTCACTTTGTGTTTTAGGTCTCGGCATCAGTTATGCCCTCCCCGCCTGGCGCAGGCAGTCTTTGCGACGCTTGGCAATACGGGCAACCTCAACCGAACTCCCGGCGATCCCAAACATATCCGCATACACAGCTGCAGCACGTCGCCACAGGCCCTTCTCCTCAAGCTCCTTCGCTTTTTTCTCGGCAGCTTGCATCCTGACTGGATCGCTTTTTTCAACCATGCACGGAAGTACCACCTCAGGAATTTCCGCATCAGAGGCAGCCGAATAAGTAAACTGAACGCTGTTACGTGTCCGGTTTAATATCCCTTCGTCACTTAACTCTCTCAGTAACTTCCCAGCTGTAGCGGCATGCATATCAAGCGCCTCGGAAACGTCGCCAACTGCACAGTTCGGTTGGTAGCGTACAAAAACTGCCACCTGCTCTTTTTGGGTTAAGGATTTGGTCATTGGTCAATACTCGATTAATTGGTTAAACCTGCCGCTTTGCGGCGCTTGTACTCTTCCATCAGCAGCTGTGCCGGAGTTGGCCCTGCCGGATGCTGCGGTGCAGCAAGCTGGCGACGAATTGGTGGAACCGACAGCCCGTTGCTAACGTGCTTCGCCCATTTGGTTAATAGCTTTTCAGCCAGTTTTTTAAGTTCCCCCTCAGTCATCTGGCGTTCAACGCCAGTTCTGCGCATTTCGATGCAGATGTGATACAGCACAGGCTGCGGCCACGGATATTTGTCACTCCCCGAAAAACGATAAGACTCGTTCCGCCAGCGACGATACTCCGTCATGACCCGTTCAGATGTCAGCCCGAAAGGATTGGCTCCACTCTCTGAAACCAGCGAAACAAACTCAGCTAGATCGGGGGGCCATGTATTACCTACTGCGCAGCGCTCCATGCATTGCTGACAGACCAGTTTGATCTGCGCCTCAGTCATCGAACCTATCTGAGCTATCCAGAGAGCCGTAGGCTCTGCCCCATTCTTCTGCGTCCAGCGGTTTGAGAATATTTCCCCCATCACCTGCCATAACCGCCACGCTGTCTCCGTCGCCATCAAGTCCGTTCCTGCGTCGCCACTCTGCGTGTGCAGACTGTATTTGCTGAACAGCCCGGGATGCTGCTGGCTGTGGTCGAACTGTTGCATTCTCGTTACCTCCCGTCTGTGGTTTAGTCAGAACCTTTGCGCGATCCAGGTGGCGAGCTAATTTCTGCTCCCACTGAATTTGATGAAATACTTTCCCTTCGGCCTGCCAGTAAGCGATGAAGCTGCTTAGCTCGGCTTCGATATTTATGCCCACCTTAATCGGCATACCCCACAGGTTTGCCTGTCGTGCAAAATCGGCTGTTGGTTTCCAATCTTCAAACATCTGAAATTTCCCGAATGACTGCTGCTGCCCAATTTCGATACCTGGCTGATTCGGATAATCTGGAATGACAGGTTCGACCAGTTCGCTATGTGTGGGGTTTAGATCTTTATGGTTCCTTGGTAGATTCCGTGTCCCGTTTTTGGGACTGTTTAAAGGGAAAAACGGTACTGTTTGGTTAAAATCCGAACTGTTATCAGTCCCGTTTTTGGTACCCTTATCACCGCAAATGGTCCCGTTAATGGTACTGTTTGTATTAACAGTTCCGTTTTCGGTACGGTTACGATTAACCGTCCTGTTTTTGGTATTATTTAAAGAGTTCCGATTTTGGGCCTGTTCTGCGTCGGGGATGCTTTCTTCAACCCCGACCAGCTTGTACACAGGAATTTGCTTTGTCCTGCCACGCCGCTCGCCTGTGTCGACTAACAGGCCTATTTCCTGCAGGTGGTGTAAACCTGCAAGCACCGTCTTTCTGTCCATCTCCGTAGCCTCTGCAAGCGCAGCGACAGATGGATAAGCGCACAAGTCAGCGCCGCACATATCAGCCAGCCAGGTCAGGATCGCCTTACTGGAGGATTTTCCGGTCTTAACTTTCTTGGCCCACCGCATTGCGTCAATGCTCATGAAGCCTCCGGGTTGAATTCATTGGTCAAAGCTCGATTAAAAAAATTGCGGCGCTACGGCGCTAATGCTCGCCAATAGTGGTCCCGCCGCGTCAGCAGGTAACATGTTAAACAAAGCGATTGCCGCTTCCCGGATCTCCTTCTCAAGCTTTTGCAGCGGTGCGCCCAGCAACTTCGCCTGATGTGCCTCACTGCATTCTTTGATCGCGCTCGCCACCAGCTCGGCTTCCGTTCTGGCATTACTGAGTCCATGCTTCCTGGCGATCTCTATGGGCATAGCAGCGACGATTGCCCCCGATAGCTGCACGACGTAAGCGGTGTATTTCTCCGAGCCACTTTCATTTCGCAGATACCGGAATAAATTCTGCTTGTTGACCGCAATACCACGGCCCCCTTCCTTCTCCCATTGCTCGGCCACCAGCTGCGAAATCTTTTCCTGTGACTGACCGGGTAAAGTAGATTCCCACTCTCGAACTGCTGCCTGAACTGAACGGTGCTTGAAGCTGTCTCGCCGACGGACCTTAAACTGATTTTGGGTTTTCAACGGCCCAGCCAAGTGCTGGGTATGATGTTGATAAGTAACTGACTGCATGATTAGGCCTCCTTCTGAGGTAAACCATCTGTTGGATTTGGGTATAGGTCCGGACGTAATTCGTGCGGCGTTATTTCCCAATTCAAGGCACGGCAAGCATTAAGAACTTCAGCACTAGCCACTTGTGCGCGGAACCAAGCTGAGACAGTTTGCGAATTTTTACCAAGTCGACGCGCTAACTCAGACTGGCTACCACATAGCAAAAGTATTCTTTTCTGGGTCTGTTCGTTCATACCATCTCCTTAATTTGTTTTCATATGATTGAAAATAAAATTTTCATTGTCAAGAAAATAGAACGATCCCAACTACAAAGAAACTTTGTATCCTTGCTTAATGGTTTGATTTGGATATGAATATGAACTTTGAAGAACGACTTATAAGAGCCCTTGAAGAGGCAGGCATATCTCAATCTGAGTTAGGCCGACGTGTTGGTGTAAATTCTCAATCGGTTAGTGGATGGTGCAATTCAGGTATCATTCCGCGAAAGGAAAAACTTGCTTTGCTCCCTGACGCTCTTGATAAGCCCTTGTATTGGTTCTTCATGTCCGATGAAGAAGAAAGATGGCTTAAAGAAACCACAGAGAGCAAAACAGTCCTCAATGACAAGCAACGACGATTACTTGATGTGTTCGATCAGTTGCCAGAAGTAGAGCAAGATCGCTTTATAGCTCTTGCAAACGATAGGCTTGACGAGCTAGATAAGTTTATGGCCGAGTTCCTTAAGAAGAGAAAAATCGAGCCACCATCCTCTGATAGTTGAATGACACCTTGTAAAACAGCCGCGCAAGCGGCTTTTTTTTCGCCTTAAATTCACATTTTGTAAATATCATTACCTTCATTGAAGTTTTTATCTTCAATAAAACCTTGACCAATGAAAACTAAATTTGTAGTCTGATTTTAGAAAATCAGTCATCAAGGCAGGACGCCCACGAAGTAGCTGCCGGCGGCATACGAAACACCGGATGAGATGACAGTAAATTTCGCGCAGCAGGCTTTACCGTTCCGTCAGCCAGACGCAAATGGCACTAACGAGGATTGAACCATGATCGATTTCGCACGCAAAAAAACAGGCTGCCAAGCCGTACGCCTTAACCTGTTTGAAGTTCTGGTCCGCAAGCTTTGCTATTTACTTGCACAGAAAGGCAATCCAGAGCTAAACGCATGAGCTCATTCTTTGCCTTGATCGTTACCGTCTGTGCCCTCACCGGGGAATGCTCAGACATCATGCTCGGCGTTGCCTGCTTGTAATGCAGCTGCCGCAGAGCAGCACGTTAAAGGAGTGTGTTACCCGTACAAACCGGCTGAAGACCAACAGCCAGCTTTCAAGTTTTAATCGAGTTGTGACCAATGGCTGTTACCAGCCCCTAAAAGCACAAAACCCGCGCAAGGCGGGTTAAGTACCCGGTCAGCCGACCAAAGCTTTCCGGAATCGAGTTTTGACCAATGACCACTACCCAAGGCGGCAATCATTAGCTGCGGGTATTTTACAACCAAAATTAAGGGCCCGATATGGAATTCTTCCATTTAATCAAAGCGACCCAGAAATCAGGAAAACAAGATGCAGTTCACTGGCAGACACACAAAACGGAAGCTCGCGCCAATCTGGAGCTGAGTGTTGCTCTTGTAGATAAAGGAATAGTTACCGTACGTGGTCAGGGATATAACAAACCCGTGCAAACTGATTTTCAATTTTCACTGTTTAATCCACCAGCCAGTTAATATTCGCTGGCTGGTTATCGGAGGTGATAGCCATGCATGAACTTACACTGTCACCAGCGGAAATTGCAGAAATTACGGGCTATCGGCGTTACACAGAACAGCAACGGCAGCTGCGTTGCCACGGTATTCCATTTACCACTGATGGAAAAAACAGGCCAATCGTTCTGCGTCGAAATCTGGCACCAAATACGACTGAATTACCAAAGGTTGACGAATATGTTGCAACAGAACCTAACTTCGACGCCATTTATGGGAAGACCACGCAAGAACCCAAAGGACGCTCAGCTTCCTCCTCGGGTTACCAAAAATAAATATAGCTACGTCTGGAAGCCAAAAGGGACAAAGCTAAGCGTTACTCTGGGTAAAATTCGTGATACCAGCATGTCAAAGCTTTGGCAGCGTTATGAGGAGGAAAAGGCAAAGCGCCACGATGTCATGACTTTTTCCAGGCTGTGGGGGATGTTTCTTGCCAGCCCGGCTTTTACTGATTTAGCGATCAGAACCCAGTCTGACTATAAGCAGCATCAGAAAAAGTTACTGGCTGTCTTTGGGAACATGAAAGCCGACGATATTAAAATTGAGCAGGTCCGTATTTATATGGATAAACGCGGGATGACCAGTAAAAACCAGGCCAATCAGGAAGTGTCGAGTATGTCTCGGGTATTTGGTTGGGGTTTTGAGCGGGGATATGTAAGGGGAAATCCCTGTAAGGGTATTAGAAAGTTCACACTCGTGGACCGCGACGTATACATCCCCGATGAGGACTACTTAGCGATATATGAATGCGCCAGAGTGGAAGTGCAGGTAGCAATGGAGATTTCTTATCTCTGCGCGGCGCGCGAAGGAGACGTGTTCGACTTAAAGATCGACGATCTACGTGCAGAAGGGATTTTCATTGAGCAAAATAAAACTGGGAAGAAGCAAATCAAGCAGTGGACACCGCGCCTTCGAGCTGCGATAGGACTGGCGAAAGAGCACTTTATTTATCAGTCTGCGGCCGGCTATGTCCTGCCATCACCTTCTGGCGGGCGAATGAACAAAAAAACATTCAATACTTGGTGGAATACTGCAAAAAAGCTAGCTTCAATGAAGCTTGGCCGTCAAATACTTGGCACTTTCCACGACATCAAAGCAAAGGCAATCTCCGATTACGAAGGTAGTAGCAGAGACAAGCAACTGTTTTCAGGACACAAAACTGAAAGTCAAGTTTTGATATATGACAGGAAAATCAAAATCACACCTAGTTTGGATATAGATCTTATATCGGAAAAATAAAAAGCCCACCGTAGTGGGCTTTGCAATTCAGCAATTAAGCAGCTTTTTTCTCAGAGCAGTTACAAAGCGGAATTGGAAATGGTCTTCCTTTCTTTGCGTGACGTACCACACCATCTACACAAACGGTGTAGCGAAAAATAATCTCGCAAGTATTTCCGCATTTACGACAGGTTCCAGTAGCCATGGGCATACATTCCCTGCAGACCTGTAAACCCATACAGGTTGCGTATTGCCAGGAGACCCGCTAGACTCCAGTTGTCAAACACAAGTGTAGCGGATGGGTTACCTCCATACACACCGGAAAGTTTCTCAGGCTTTCCGAACCAAAGCCCTGTTCTCAGCAGGGCTTTTCTTCAATTTTCTACCGAGACCAAAGGAACCGACCAAGGTAGTTTGATTGTGCGCATAGGTGTACGCTGCAATACTGATTCAAATGCCAGTTTTAATGCAATTGAAGTAAAATTCTCGAAGAACCAGAGGTTTGACTCGTAAAACTCCTCTGTGATTGGCTTTTCATCTTCTACATCATAGAAGATGTCTATCTTAAGATTTACTTCGAAAGCCAAACCTTCTTCGTTAGGTTCATCAGGATTCTCTAATGCACCATCTTCATAACCTTTGATTGAAGCCTCAAGGGTCAATTGAGCCCAACCACTATGTTCTTCATCGTCGTACCCAGAACCGAATTCAACGTCGCTAACTGATAATTTAAAGCGACCACCATCCCTGTCTTTATGCTCAACAAACTGAGTAGAAGAAATGTCAAAGCCCTTGAACTTGATTTTTTCCAGCATCAGTGACGAGTCCCCTTTTCAACATCTCCAACCCACTTTGTTTCACGTTCTGAAGTCGCAAAGTATTCATGAGTGAACACTTCAGTCCTTTCACGTTTTTCAAAGTGAAAATGAATCTCTTTTTTATCAGCGACTTTCTCTTCGATTGCCGTTTTAACATAGTCATTTAGGCTCTTGTTATCGGCACAAGCTGCTAAGTAAGCCTTTTTATGAAGATCAGAGCCAATTCGGATGTTAAATGTACCACTCATCGGCTTCTCAGGTTCTTTGTTGAGCGCTTTGCAAGTCTCAACATAATCATCAACAGCTTCTTCGAAAGCAAGCTGAAGGCTATCGATCGTCTCAGCTTCGTAAGTCACAAGATCATTTACGCATTGAATTTTGCCATGGAGAACTCTGTCCTCCAAAGAAAACTCAACACTCCCAAAATAACCTTTGTATTTCAGCATATTACTCATAATCATCTAGCTCATCTAAAAGAGTCTTAACTTCCTTGAGTACATACCCTTTCACTATACTGCCTGGGTGCGGACAATGAAATGAAACCAATCTACCATGTTCATTGACAAATTTTCTTTTCGATCCCGCGTTATTAAAGACATCGAATCCATAATGACCCAGAAGTGTAACAAGCTCATCCCAGGTGAAATCTTTCGGTAACGTACCTAGACGGTCCCGCAGTTTCTTGCTTTTACTCATTCCAGTATATCCATCAAGAGCTTGTTTGCAACTAAAATCCAGTTGCAGGCGATTGTATAGGAAAAACCCTGTAAGAATCATCACTTTTTAGAACGACGACTCAATACAACAAACACAAGGTAGATTGTTGTTCAGATGTAAATCGACCCAACGAAAAGGCAAATCAATGGGGTTAATCTAAAAAAACAGCCAAGAAACATTGGATCACTATGAACAGGAGCTATTGTATCAAGAAAATTATGATGCGGATGCGCTTGAGATGTAAAAGATGTGTATATAGATAATGAGGGGGGGAATATACCAAGTGAATATACCAAGAGTATACCAACAACCCAAAGTAACAAGGGGCTACCTTTCGGTAACCCCTTGTAATGTTTGGCGGAAGCGTAGAGATTCGAACTCTAGAACCCTTTCGGGTCGCCGGTTTTCAAGACCGGTGCCTTCAACCGCTCGGCCACGCTTCCGGTATGGGGCGCACTATAAACACCTCCGTACTTCGTG